GCGATCATTGAGGCGCCCATGAGGGCGAACTCTGCTGCGGTGGCTTTCAGCGCGAGACCCAAGCCCTTGAGGAGGACATTGCCAAGCAGTTTGACGGCGGCGTCAATCTCGTCGAAATGTCGAGTGAACCGCTTATTGATGTCGTCGAGGCGTTTTACCCAAGCGTCGTTGTAACTTTTACTGAACGCTTTCATGGCCGCGCCAGCGGCTGTAGCAGAAACCGTAATTCTGTCTAGTTTTCGTCGTATTTCGGTGAGGTTTCGCGTGCCGACATCGCGAACCCTAACGACGAGATTTGCATCAGCCATGTCGACCGGCCTTCAGAACTAGCGGTTATTTTGCCTGTTTTTACGCTCGGTTTCCTCGCGATCGCGCTCTACTACTTTAGCACAAGCCATAAGTATCAGCCATTCATCATCGTCTATAGATAACAATGACAGTGGGTTGGTGCCCCAAAGTTCGCCTAGGCGGGCAGCGCTGATGACATACGTGTCATCAACAAGTTCGTCTAGGACTCCCTCGTAGGGTCCACCGTATCAACGGTGTCTCCGTACCCTGCGGCCTCCAAGATCGCCAGCGCCCCAGCCTCGACATGAGGGTCAAGGTTGAAGAACGCCAGAACCGCGTCCGGAACCGGGCGAGTCGTGCCCGTTGACTGGAGGATGTCGCGAGAAGCGAAGTTCAGCGAGTTGCCGTCCTCGTCAAGAACTTCCTCGCCGTCCATCTCGATGCCAACAGTGCAGTGACCGACGACGTAAGCGGCAAACTTCGTCGGGTCCATGCCCTTCTTCGTTTCCTCGCCAGCGTTTCGACGCCACGCCTTCATCTGGTTCTGCGTCACATTCGGGCTGATGCGAAGGAAAACGCCCTCACGATCGGGCACCTCAAGAAGAATGAGGGGACGCTCGATCTTCTGGGAGATCTTTTCCTTCAGGCGGCTCAACGGGGTGTCAACGGACATCGAAGAAGCCGAAATGGAAGCCGCCGCAGCGGGCTTGGGGTCAGAATCCGAAGATCCCTCATCAATGTAAAGGCTGTCGCTCATGCGGCAAAACCTAGCACATCCATAGCGCTCTCGGTGCAAGTATCAGAAACAACGAAGACCCCAGCCGGGAAGGGCGGCTGAGGTCTTCGGAAGCGTACGGCCGAAGCCGTAAGCGGGGTAAATCAGGCGGTAGCCGAGTTGACGCTCTGGATCGCGAACGTCAGGGCAAACGTGGCCGGAGCACCCGAGGACGAGTCACCCTCAGGCTCCGTGATGCCAACCAGAAGCGCATTGGAGTACACCCGGTCGGTGCCGATGACCTCAATGTCGCAGTCGTAGGTCTTGATGTTGATGTTGTAGTACGCCTGACCAACGAGCGGACGAAGAGCAGCAAGTTTCAGGGCGATGCCGCTGGCACCGTCGCTCTCCGTGTAATCGTCGTCGAAGTGGGCGGTCAGCGTGATGTCGCCGATCTCGAAAGGAGCGCAAAGGACGGTCGGGAACTTCGCACCACCCTCATAGATCTTCTCGACAGACGCCGTGATCTCACCACCCGACACCTGCGCAAACCGGAACCCCTCCCACTTCGGGTGGTTGGTGTTCACCGGCGCAATGTCGGCGAGAATCTGTCGCTGTGAAGTTTTTGCCATCTCTTACCCCTTGATCAGACAACTGACGCGGTCAAGTTGCTCTTAACAATGTCGACCTCGATCTTGTCGCCGACGCTCGACACGCGGAGACCGACCTTGGCCTTGACGAGACCCTCGGCCAACTGGGTAACCGGGTTGAGCGACGGGTCACACTTAACCGTGTAGCCGTAGTCAATCCGACGACCGTTGATGTCGAAGGCCTCATAGAGTGCGCCAGCGAGCCGGAGCGGCTCCAGAATCGCGATGAGTTTGGCCTCAACGCTGGCGAAAATGTTGTTCCTGCCGTCGATCGTGCTGAAAAGCAGATCTTCCAGCGACCGGTTGGCCTCGACAACCACATGGTTGACGACGTCCTGACCGGTGATGTAACGGAAGTTTGACGTGTCGGACGACAGGGTGCGGGCACCGTAGATGCGGATCGTGTTGTTGATCCGACGAATCGCCACCACGTTCGCGGCGTCGAGACGGTCACCGTTGGTCCTGTCGATGTCATACTCCAGACCGTTGACGTAACGGGCGTTGGAGATGATTCCAGCGCCAGCCTGCTGCGGCCCGACCTGATTGTGCGCGCGGGCACGGCATCCAGCGGCATAGCCAACCGGCGGGATCAGACGGTTCACGCCGAGAACGTCGGTCGGCTTGTAGACCCACGGGAACAGCAACTGGGCGTGCTCCGTGTTCTCGCGCGACGAGGTGATTGAACGGGCCTCGTCGTCGATACCGTTGGAAACGCCGTCACTCTCAAGAAGAGTTCCGACCGGCTCAAACAGGTAGCAGAGACGGTTGTAAGTGTTCGCGTGCTCCAGCAGAGCACCCTGAACGGCATCGGCGCTGCTCTCCGGGTTGGCGACCACACCGGCACCGAACGAATCGAGGAACAGGTTCAGAGCATTGTTGTGCTGAGTGGTGGTGATGTTCGCAAGGTCATCAGCGCCAGCGCTCAGAGCAACCGGCTGGCCCCCCGAGGTGACCTCTGGGAGGTAGTCGCCCAAAGCCTCAGCAACAACATAGTTGGAGGCGATGGCGTCGCGGTTGATCTTGCCGACCATCTGCGGAACCGTGGTGCAGTCACCGGTGTTGAAGATCAGGTTGCCGTCGAAGTAGATGATCAACTGGCGGCTACCGGCGGTCACACCACCGATAACGAGAACCCCAATGTCGGTGCTCCACGAACCCGCGCCGTTGGCGTCAATGCGGAGCGAATCGAGCGCACCAGTGGTGTTCGGATCGTCGTCCTGAAGGGTTTTGGTACCGACGGTAGCGCCCGGTCCAACAACGCGAGCGACATAGCACTGAGTGCCGCCCTCTTCGAAGAAGGTTTGGACAGTGTCGTGGAGGTAACCGTAGTTGACGAATCCGCCAAACTGGGCCTGATACTCCTCGGTGCTGTTGACCTTGACGGCGTGACTGGTCGGGCCACGATGCGCGAGGCCAACAAAGAACGCCTGCGAGGTCTCGCGGACGGTATTCCCGGTGGGACCCGTGCGGACTGCTGTGCTGATTACGACTCCCGGCATAGGACTTACCTCTCCTCAAGTTTGCTGATCCGCGGCCTTCGCAAAGTTTACAGAACTTTACGTCTGCCGTTCGCAACTGTTACCTATAGATTATCAGACCTCTTCGGCTTCCGATGATACTTCTGCAACCTCGGGAGCAACTTCCTCCACGGCGGGTTCGGCGACTGGACGCTCATGAACAGTTCCGTCCTGAACCAAGCCGTCTCCGTCGCCGTCTGTGGCGTCAGGATTAAAGCCGGGTTGCTCTTCCTTCTTCTTGGAACGAGACGGTTTTGGGTCCGCCTTGACGCCTTCGTTGACCGCAATCAAACCCTTGGCGACAAGGGAAGTGATTAGGGGATTGACCTTGTCGATGACCGCATGTCCGCGCGGCGGAAGGAAACGCCCCTCTTCGTCGACCTCGATCTTGTGGCCAGTCAGGTTGCACAACGCAACTTTCCCAGCATCTCGGGCCGCCTCGCACTCGCGAGCATCAACGTGTTTGAAGAATTTTGTTGCCATGAGCGTATTGTACCTTATCAGGACTTCAGCAATTGTTCTTTGGCGCCAAATTTGGCAACGATTTTTGCGTTGCTAGTGGAGCCAAGGTTGCGATCTTCGAAATCTGATTTGCTGATCAGCCAACTCGCTCCGGGGGCACACCTATGACCGCCTTCGCACAGATCGATCGGGTTTTGACCGTGATTTACGATCACATAGCAGTTGCGTCTCGGGTGGTTGAACCCCAAAACATCGGAAACACCGTTTGCCAAAAAAATGCATGAGCAATCCATCAGGCACTGAACCTTTCGCCAATTCCACGAATCTCCTGCGTGATCTGGAACTCGCGGGCTGTTCCAATATCCTCACGAGCAACAATTTCGTTGATTTCAAGATCGTACGACAAATACGAGCCCGCCAGAACCCGGTCACCCTTCAGAAGCGTCAGATCTGAATACTCCTCTCGCAACGTTCCTTCATCAATAAGAGCGAGGAACGTCTCGCGAGGGTCGGTTGCCTTCAGGCACGGACGATCGAGCAAAGCAGAACGCACCACAGTTGTAAGACGATCTCGCATCACTGTCGCTTCGGCGGAACCTTCGTCCCTCACCCAAACATACGTCCTCATGTTGTACCTGACCCGATACTCTGGATGGCCCTCATACCAGCCGCTCCGCTCAAGGCTGCTCATCGAAATGGCGACCGTAATAATCGTTGGCCATTCGTCAAGAGCAATAGGTTCGTAAGTCAGATACTTTTCGGGGGCAGGCAAACTTTCGCTGTCAAGATTCCAGCCATTTCTATACGAAATGATGCGCGTCGGGATATCGTTCTCCAGATATGTATTTACGTACGATTTGGCGAAATGCGCACCGTGCATCAAAAACATCAGGAATCACCGTCCACTACATACTTGACGATCCGATCGCCCCAATCCCGGCGGAATGAAGCAGGCTCGTAAATGAACTCGCGTTTCGGCATCTTCGACGTTCCATAAGTGTGAAATTTTGCGTACTTGATGTTTGTGCCGAACGTAGCATTCTTCCGGTTGATCTCGTTCGGAGCGCCACGCAGAGAGCGAATACTGTTAAAAAGCGAACCTGTTCGGACCAATGTTGGCGCTCCCGGAAAATGCTGCGCTTTCCACGCGGCGTACTCCGCATCTAAGGGTTGCCAACCACCAACACGAAGACCGTTCGACAAAAAATTCGCCGACCAGTTGCGCTCGAAATAATCTCGCATCTCACGGAAGATCGGTCGCATGTCATCGAGTCGGCGATCCATATCGTCAACTTGGTCGTCCATGCGCTGGGAATCCCAGTCGATGTCTACATAGACGAGCATCTTTCTGGCCATCACGCCACCCGAACGCGACGATATTTCTTTACCGCAGCAAGTTCCTTATCCAAGAATCCGGTTTCCATCGGAGCAACATTGCGTGGTTCCAGATCTTTGACGCCGACAACGTCATCGTGCATGTTTTGCATTTCTCGTGTGGCGGCACGAAGGATCATCAACTTGAACATTTTGATATTTGACCCGTCAAGTCCGGCCCGGTAAGTGATCTCAACACGATCGTCAGCCCAACCACGGAACAAGTCAATTCCATACCGGCGGGCAACATAGTCACGCTCGTTTTCCATCACGATCCAAGAACTTTGAAGATTCGGCTTAAGTCGCACCTGCGTGACGCTGACAATCGGCGAATTTGCCAAATAAATAGTCACCGGCGGCTGCGTATACGTGATGGGCGACATCGTCGTGTCGAGGGCGGTGTTGTAGAAAAACGACGACATCGGCACGCCGACATGATTGTTGTCGAGCGTGTGTTCTTCAACAAAATCGTCTGGCTCGATCGGTCGACGAAGGTACGTCTCAAGTTCGCTTTGGAGACCTTCCAGAACCATTTCGGCGGCATCCTGTTGACGTAACGTCAACTTGATGTCCATGTATGTGATCAGATCGTTGATTGAGACGAGCATCTAGGCTCCTCCCAGAATCAGCCGCGACGGCCGCGAATAATGTCGCGAAGACGCTCGTCACGTCGACGGTTGCGACCGACCAGACGGCCGAGACCCTGACCAACCGAACGAACCGCACGGCGAATACGGCCCGATCGCCTCAGAGCCTCGTCTCCACCTCTACCTACACCCGGCATAAGAATCTCCCTTGTCGGAAAACGGATACCTGCTAAGTGTAGCACCACATAGGGTATGATTTTTGTGGATTATCGGTCTGCGTTTGGCGGTTCCTCTGTGATGCGGGTGCCTGCCGCTTCGACGGTTCCTGCGGGTGCCTCGACGGGAACCCACGCACGGGAATATCGATGATTTTTTACGTCACGGTGTTTGAGGATGGTTCCATCCAGCATGAGTTCCAACTCGTCACCCCTCATGCAGAAGCGCCGGTCAAAATCTTCTACCGAAAACGCTCGGCTTCGCTTGAGTGCCCGAACAATCGCCGAAAGCGACTTGGCGACAATGGTTCCTCGCCCGCGGTTAATCTGAACATGCATCGCCATAGCGTCAGAGTCGGAAACGTCCTTCCAAATGACGGGGACGACAGGGAACATCTCTGCCAAATGCCTGTTGCCGACAATAAGGCGTAAGCGCTGTGATCCGTCAATCACATTCGACGACGAACGCTGAACAACGAGCGGAGACAAAATCCCATCAGTCGCCAACGACTCTGCCAACACCAGCAAATCTGGTCGAAGAATATATGTTGCGTTCCAGTCAGGGACATGTAAATTTTCAGTGGCTACCAGATCAATTTCCATTGATTTGCTCCTCAGCAAGTTTTGCGAGCGCCTTCTTGCGAAGGGTATCGGCCCTCGTTTTTGGCCCGACCGGAGCGGCCGCCGCAACGGTCAATTCGTTCAGAAGAAGATTCCTAATCAGCCAGTTGATCGGATACGAATACGGATCGATCGCATGCTTGCGACGGAAATCCGCAGTAAACGACTTCGCTCGACTTTTCTTCGTTGGGCCGATCATAAAAGTGTCGATGACTTCTTTGACACCATCCCAACCCTGTTCCGCATATCGCTCGATGACCGCCTCAATGTCATAGTCGGGCCACCAGCGACGCTGAGCATCAATGTACGGGAAGCATTCAAACAGCCGATCATAGAACTGTGGCTCCGTAGCGATCAGGTCACCAATTCTGCGGATCGCAACAGAGTGAAGCGGAATGCCTACACGAGTATTGGAACCCGTCAGCGCCGCAAGATCATAGTATTCACAGTAAGGGGCGTTGTGCTCCTCGCTGATAAATTTGAGTACGTCATCGGTCTGCCAGTCATAGATGACCTTGGCAAACTTGAGGGGGATTCCCGCCTTCATTCGGTATGGTCGGACAATGTAGTTTTCGTGCAGTTTCTGGACGCATGACCGGTAGCGGACCATCGACTCTGCGGCTCGAACACCGGTAATAAATGCCGTTGAACCCTTCTTGCCCTGCATCGTGTAATAGTCAACAGACTCCGGAAGAGCCTGTGAGTGGTCAACACCGAAGTGATAACCAGTGATCGCGCCTTCAGGAAAATCCCGAACCAAGCGGCCTTCCTTGCGACGTTGCTCACCCCACAAGATCACAGACTGACGCCTGCCAAGCACCCAAACTTCGGCACCATAAGGCAGGCAATACCACTCCATGTCAACCCAGTCGAAGTCTTTGACCATGTTGACGTAATCCAAAACGAGAGGCGAAACCATCTCCTCGTCTCGGAAAATAACCTTTACCGGACCCAGCCCACGCTCCTCATGTACCTCTTTCGCGAGATACAAGACCGCCGTGGAATCTTTACCGCCCGAGAACTGGACGCACACCGTGTCGAACGTGTCATAGACGTGACGGATCCTCTGGCGAGCAGCCTCTAATACGCTGATATCCAAGAACATCCGTTGGCGTGTCACTTCTTGGCCTTCCCATCGCTCGCCATCTTTGTCACCTTCGACTTTTCAAAGGGCGCTGGATGCCGGAACACATCAAAGTACAACTTTTCCCAACGATCTTGATTTTCAACTCGGATCCACTTACCTCTAATAAGAGGCCAGTAATGATTGCCGTATCCGAGGAGCCGGTGGATTTGATCAATTGTTACACCAGCGTCCCTCACGGCGTTGAGGATCTGTTCCGAATATTTAGACGAAACGAGTTGACGCGGCCCCAAGTCCGATGCGCCAACTGAGAGGATTGCGGCTTCTGTCGTTTTGGCCACCTTCGTGGATCGTCCACTTCGGATTTTCTTGAGGGTGAACTCAGAGATCCCAGACTTTTCCGAGACAGCATTGATGCTGACCCCACGCCGCTGGAGAAATTCAAGATGCGCGCGCGAGGTGTCGGGCTCAACGAATCGTGACTCTGGCGCGGGTCCGATGCCTTGCTTGAATCGACTGAACCCACGCTTCCGATCTCGGTTGTAAACACGGTGCGCCTGTACGCAACCTTCGCATCGGCATCCCCTGCTGTATCCAGCGTGCGTTCCGTGTGAGATCGGTTTGCTCATGGGCAAACCCTACCGCCCTTATCCCAAAAATCAAACGTCACCGGCATTTTGATGGAGAAGATTCGCTCTACCTCGGCGGCATAATCACGGATTTCACGCTGTGCCGTGTCATCGGTTCGTAGCGATAGGAAATTCATCAGGGCGCGGGCATTGACCGTCCAATAAAACTCGGTGAACGTCCCAACGGGAAGGACAACTCGCGCAACCTCCTTGGCCACACCACGACGCAGTAGATAGTTGTACGTACCAAAGGCATGCCGAACTTGAACGTCGATAACTGCGCTCACCTCATCTGCCAGATCTGAATCAAGCGGTGTAAAGGTGTAAGCCCCCGGCTTCCCAACCTGCGCGCGGCAATAGTCCCCCTCGGGCACATAGCCATGATTTTCAATTTCGGTGTATCGGCCAGACATCTCGTTGAACGACCCAATCCTGTGACGGAACCATTCCCGCGCCACAAAAATCGGGCACTTCACATGAAACCGAAAGGAGTTGTGCTCGAAAGGTGTCCCATGTCTCTCGCGCATCAGAAAACCGATAAGGCCACGGTCAGCCTCGTTCATTTTCTCTCGCCTGTCGCCAAACGAAACGCGGGCCGCATTTACGACCGACAAATCGTCGGCCATGCAGTCATCCAACCGGACAAATCCATATTTATGAATCACTTCAGACCTCGGAATGAGCGTCAATAAACGACATAATCTTTTCTGCTGTTGTGTCGCCGTCGTAGCCGGGATCGTTCCTCAGCCACCGGACAAAGTCATACCAACGCTTCTGCTGGTCTGGGTTATCGAACACGAGCGTGTACTGAACGACGGCTTGAGGCGCAGAGCCGGGAGCCGCCACCGTGCTGCCCTGAATCGCGACCTGAACATGGTCAACGTCGTCACCGGCAACAATTTTTGCTTCGCCACCCTCATCCGTCGGCATCTCGACACGCAGTTGAACGGGATCCGGAACAGTGATCGAAGGCATGATAACCCCCGGCGAAGAACCGTCCGAGGAAAGATACGTCGCCTCTTCAAGGCTCGCCATCTCAAACTCATCCCAGCCGAGACCGTCCAGAAGTTCGACATATTGGGCTGACACAGTTTCAAGCAGGTCGTACACCATTGCTGTGTCACTGTGGCCAAGTTCCGAAACCCTGTTATCAGCCAAAGCGAAAGCGACCGCTTTTTCATTGGTGGCATCCATCGGAACCGCCGCAATTTTTGTCCACCCCAAACGGCGAGCAGCCTCGACTTGATGGTTACCAGATATAACTGTTGATGTCCCATCGCCGTTCGACTTGATGACAATCGGCTTCATCTGCCCAAACTCGCGGTACGAGGCCATGATCGCCTCGACGTTGCCACGGCGCGGATTGTTCTCTAGCGGCGTCAACGTGTCAAGTTCGACAACGAGCGATTCTAGTGACTGGTCGATCTTTTCCATGCGGCGACCCTACCACTACACCTGAGCGCGCACGTTCGCATTCAGGGTGCGCATCGCATCGATCGCCGTGCGGAGGGAGAGAAGTTTTTCTCTTTTGGCTTTGAGTAGCGCTTCGGCGATTTTGAAATCATAGTGTTGGTCCGACATCTTGTAGTCGGCCCACGATTCGCGTTCTTTGATTGACCCCTTCGCGGAGAGGTACTCTTTAGCCCACGTTGCCTTGTACAAGGCTTCCTTTTTCGCTGCTTCTTCGGCGAGGATTTCGAACGCTTCTGTATCTTCTTCTAGGTCGTCGATCAACCGCATCAGCGTTTCTTCGATTTCGACTTGACTAATAGGCTGGCTACGCCTGTTCATTACTACTCCTTAGAATGGAAGTTGGGGCCAGTTAATTTTTCCTAACGCAGAAAGATGAGATTGAGGCCAGTCGAATTTGCTTCGCTCGCGGTAAGCCCATGCGATTTCTCTCAAGATCCAAGCATCGCATTTGTCATCCGCTCCCTTGCCGTCAAACGTCAACCCAGTTTTAGCGGAGATGGCGCTAACAACTTCGGACTTGCTGGCGTTCCCGCGACCAGTGGCGAACTTAGCACGAACCGTTGGGGGCACTTCGACGACGGGGATGTCTCGCTCATGCGCAGCAACTCTCAACACGCCGCCAAGTTCACCAAGCGAGTGGGCGTGGCTGTTGCGAGCAGAGAAGGCATAGCCTTCGATCATCACGACGTCTACGAGGTGGGATGAGAGCAAGTCGACGAACACGTCCCTGAGGTCGATGAGCCGTTCGACGCCTTTAAATTTACTTGCGTGCGCAAATATTAGGTCATCGACGCAGAACCCCGTTGAAGTTAACGAAGGGTCCACGCCGAGAGGAATCATCGCTCCCAGCCGTGCTTTGCAAGTCCAAGATCGAAAGCCAACTGCGGAAAGTTGCCGATCCGAGTATGACACTCACGGCACACCGCCATGCAGTTCGCCTCGTCCAAAATCGAGCCACCCTGACTTCTGCGGACGAGTTCGTGAATGTCGACACTTCCCCGCCGCACATAAGTTGAGCGTTGATCATGTTTCGCAAAAACCGGGCACGCCTCGCAGTGTGGGCGTTCGGCGAGCATTCTCTCTACCAGTTGTCGACGCTCGACATATTGGGCTTCACGCTTCTTGCTTCGATTCCGCTTAAACCCTGTTCTCTTGAGCGGCGTGCGCTTCATGGCGCGGTAATCGAATCGAATTCCCAGCGCTGGTCAAGGACCGCCCACAGGGCTTGATCGATCGTGGTCGCCTCCATGTCGTACTCCTCCAGAAGTTCCCGGTGAGTACGAATTGCTTTGCGATAAAACTCGACGTCGTTTCCTTCCATCGCAGAACCACCCTCAATCATGCTTTCGACTTGATTGAGACGATTTTCGACGTAGAACTTGAAACGAGTGATCTTGTTCATGCGACTCGAATAGGCGGCGGCGGCGGTTTCAGCAAGACGCTTTCCGTCGCGACCCAAAGCCTCATATCGGCTAGCGTCGGACTCTGCGTCAGCCTCAAGGGATTCGATTTGCCCATTGAGATTTTCTACAAGGGCAAGCAATGCTCTTCGCCATCTGTCCCAGTTCTCCTGCTGGAGAAGCGTGTTGCGCTGCGATGGTGCCAGTTTGTTTTTCACTTCCTCGGCAACCATTTGCGCAAAAATGTCATCGGAAATCACTGCTACCTCCAAGCAGGACAAATTGTTTTGTACGCACACCAATCACAGAGTCGTGTTCGGCGTGTTTCAAACTCATGCGTTTGACATGCTTCATCAATCGCATTTTTAGTATTAGTAACGTAAGTAATGGTATCACTTACGTCGCTATCGGTGAATGGAACCTCAAACTTGGTTCCATCTTTGAGATACAACAACTGCAACGAATCTGGTGCCGGAAGGCCAAGAGCAATTGCCAGCGAACCATAAATGCGGAGTTGTAGAAACTTGTCGTCAACCCAACGTGCATGCGGTGTTTTGCCGGTCTTGTAATCGGAAATGACGACCGAGTCACCAACAGTAAATCGGTCGATAAAACCTTTCAGGGTGACGCCTGCAAGTTCACCGTTGAGTTCATATTCGATGTGTGTGGCATCGACATCTTCTGGTTGTTCAACCTTGAAAATGTTTTCGAGACACCACCATGATTTCCATCGGAACATGAGAATGTTTTCGTCACCGCTAACAAACGGATCGACCCGCTCCAGCCAGTTGCTGTGCTGCCAAGTGTAAGAAGCAAGGTTTTTTAGCGCGCCGATGACACGTTCCTCTGGGGGCATCGCGTAGAAGTATTCCAACACCTCATGAACAAAGTTGCCCATGAGGGTTGCCTCTGTCGGCTGATCTGGAATCAGATCGATCTTGCTGTACTTAAATTTTTGGGGACACTGATTGAACGTCCCCATTGAGGATGGCGACAAGTGTGGAGGTGGAGCGAGCGCTTCAGTCATCAGTCGACTCGACCCACTCCCCACCGAGTTTGATGCGGACACACTCGGCGATCAGGAAGTCAAGATCTTCTGAAGTCGCAGTGTCCAGCGTCGGCTTGGGAGCACCGTCAGAAAACTCATTCCACACGTTGCCAAGTTCGGCCTTTTGGTCGGCATCCATGCCCTTGGTGTGATCGAGGAATGTCGTCCACAGCCCGACGATCGCATCGTCAATCGGTGGCTTTGACTCTTCCTCGTCGATGGCAAGAGCCTCTTCGGAACGAGCAAGATACAAGCCGATGCCCAACTGCTGGGCGGCCTTCTTCAGTGCGTCTGACACGGCACCCTTGAATTCGTCACCGAGGTCAACGATGTCACCGTTCTTCGTACGCTTGATCTTTTGGCCGCCGAAACCATCCTTGGCAACGACCTTCTGGAACCCGACAGCGTCTTCAAACGTGAGAACGAGCCGGACGTGAGCGACGATGAAATCGGGGTCCAGCGAATCACGCTCGCATCGGATGATTTCAGACGTCCAATTATCTGGACCCATCACCTTGTTGAGACGAGTGATGACCTCACTGACGGGGATGTAGGTGAGGGGCGTGCCGCCCTTCTTGAGAACCCTTTCGACCTCCTTGGGGAAGGGTTCTGAAAACTGGTTAAGCAGGCTCACGATGCGTTGCCCTTTCTGACAATGATGCTGGTTTTGAGTTCGGATTCGCAGTAATGATCGGGGTTGATGCCGATCTCATTGAGTTTTGTGGCGCGCCAGTACGACGGTTGGACGTAATCCAACATCTTTTCGGCGATGTCTCGCGGTGATGCGACGATCTCACCGGTGTCGGGGTCGACCGATGACTGCACGATGCGATCAGCGACCGCTGATGCGATGTCCTTGTGCTGCCACTTCGTGCGGCTTGACGCCACTTTGCGTTCGATTTCGGCACCGTCGCGGAGCGTGAGCATGTCCTCGCCCATCAACGAAACCATCTTTGCTTCGAGGGCGCCATATAGATACGACATGTCTCGCTTCGCGAGATTGACTTCCAAGAACATGTCGGCGGCTTCTTCGATCGTCGGTTCCGACGACAAAAAGACGTTTAGTTGTTCGTCGAGCGCCATCAGCAACTTTCGAAGCGTGCGGACGTCGTCAATAGCAGTGGTTGTCATTAATACCTCCAAGTAGTAGGCGGAGTTTGGATTGGTTCTAGACTACGATAGCGACTCTTTTACGCTGCGGCAACCCGAGGCCGGTGAGATGCGTGAACGCACCGACCGCCGAGTCAACCTGATCGTCGTGGTTTGCGGCCTCAGGGAAGGACGACAACTCGTCGAGCCAATCCGTCAGCCACGGTGATCTTACACACCTAACATTTCCATTTGCAACCGCAGCGGCAAACGGTCGGGCGCGAGTCACTTTGTCGCCCGTGGCTCGGATGCCCTGAAAGTCGTAGCCGGGGACCACGTACCGCGCGTACTGGTCGCACAATGCCTTGCCAGACGAGCCGGGTTCCTGTTCCATCCGGATCGTCACCGCATGACCATCTTCATAGGCGGTCTGGGCAACCAACTGTTCGACTTTTTCACCTTTTACTCGCGCCTTGCGCACGTCAAGGACGTAGGCGATCCCTTGATCGAAGAGCATCAGTGTCCCAACGGTCCAGTCGGGATCGGGGTTTGACTGCGACGGTTCGGTGGCCGCCAAGTCCCAAAATCGAACGGCTCGCGCAGCGGAACTGATCTGCGGAACCTCATGGCTGTCGATCACGACGATGCTTTCCCGTTCAAAAAGCGATCCGAGCGTCGTTGACCACCAGTCGCCCTCTTCGAGTCTGCGTCGCTCAACCGGGTCCAGTGCGGTCAGAGCCTGACGATACGAGTCAGCATCGATGCCCGGGTTGTCTGTCAACTTGGACGGAACGAAAATCCGGCCGGTTTCCTTGCCTTCAACGATGAACCGTTGACGCACCCAGTTGGGGGCAGGGTTGGATGCGGCGCGCATGCGGAGCGGAACTTTTGCGAGTGGCCCGGACGCTGGACGACGGAGACGGGAGAACAGGTACCGGTAGTCGGACTCGCGGATTTCGGTAACCTCGTCCATTCCGATGAACTGGAATTCGGCACCCTTGTAGCGCAAATAGTCTTGCTGGTTGTTAAGGTAGCCGAACGAGACTCTGGCGCCAGATGGGAACATGGCCGTATAGTTATTGGCGTTCCACTTGACGTCGTCTTGGTTCGCGATCCACGACTGGAAACGGTCCATGATGGCGCCCGGGAGGGCAAGGTCAGCGTAGGTACGCCTGAACAGGATCGCACTGTATCCGGGGACATCGACATATTGAAGGGCGGCCATCAAGAGGGCTGAGGACTTGCCTCCGCCAGCCGCACCGCCAAAGAGGGCTTCGAGCGCGTAGGTCCGAAGGAAGACTTTTTGCGTCAGGGATGGTGTCTCTGGGCAGAATTCGGACATTTTGGGCTCAAGGTACTTGAGGACCTCGTTCCAATTTTTTTCTTTCATATCTGCCTCGATCGGTTGTTACTAGAATAACGTAGTGGACTGCGCTATGTTGTCACCATGCCGAGACCCAAAATGCGGTTGACCGAGAAGTTGACGCAAATGCTTCCACGCTCAAGAGTTGTCAACCTTCTAATGCTATTATTTATAGTGCTTACCAGCGTAGGTGTTGCTCTTGTCGCCCCCTCGGCGGGTTGGGGCTTGGTCGTCGCTGGCGTAACGAGCGGCATATTCGGCTTCTTGCTGGGACTTGAGTAAGTATGGCTTGGAACTCAACGGAAAATAAGTCGCTTGGCGGCAACAGCGCCAGCAAGGCGGCGAGAGTCGGAGTTGGCGCACCTATCGCGAACAACCCGAACTATGCGGGTCGAGCATACCGAGATCCGTGGGATATCGAGCGCGCCTACCGGGAGGGCATGGCGAAAGTTGTTTGGGTGTCTCGCTGCATCGATGCGATCGCCGGAAACCAAGCGCGCCTGCCAATTATTTTGCGCAAGGACAACGATCCCGAAGGTCAGATCGTAACCAAGTCGAAGGCCAAGAACTCTACGATTCTTGACATTCTCAACACGAAGTCCAATATTGGCGAAAACTCGTTCGCGTTCCGCTACCGCCTTTCCTCACAGTTGCTGATGAGCACAAGGGGCGCATTTATCGAAAAAGTTCGCGGGCGAGACGGCAGGCTGATCGGCCTCAACCTCCTTCCCCCACAACACACCGCACCAATCCCCGACCCCAGAAACTTCGTGGCCGGATACGAAGTCCTGATGCCCAACGGCGACAAAATCATTATGAAACCCGACGATGTTGTCTGGGTCCGTCGCCCACACCCGTTGGACCCCTACCTGTCGATGACCCCGATGGAGTCCGCTGGCGTAGCGATCGAAATCGAAAATCTAGCCAAACTGTACAACCGCAACTACCTGCTAAACGACGGTCGGCCCGGTGGCCTCCTCGTCCTCAAGGGCGACATTGACGAAGACGACAAAGCCGAACTTTCCAACCGGTTCCGCGGCAACCTCGGGCGCGTCGGAGGAACCACAGTCATCGCATCGGAAGACGGCGTGGACTACGTGGACACCTCGTCAAATCCGCGAGACGCCGCGTACATCCAGATGCGGCAGATCACCAAAGAGGAAATTCTCGCCTCGTTCGGTGTTCCGGAGTCAGTTATCGGCAACGCTGCCGGACGAACATTCTCCAACGCGGCAGAGGAAATCCGTGTTTTCTGGATTGAAACCATGATGCCGCACCTTGAGCCGCTCGCCCGAGCGCTCGATGAACTCGATGATGAGCACTACATCGACTTCGACACCTCGGAAGTTCCAATTCTCGTCATCTACAAGCAAGAGCGCGAACAGTTCCTGCTGAACGAACTTCAACAGGGCCTTATTAGCCCCAACGAGTACAGGAGCGCGACCGGCAAGAAAAAGGTGAAGGGTGATCTCGCGGATTCTCTGCTGATGAACCCGAACCTAACCCCGATCGCCAACACCGAGAAAGAAATGCCCAAGCCCGAAGCGCAGATGGGTGGCGGTGCTCCCGGCATGCCCGGAATGCCCCCCGGCGCCCCCGGACAAGAGCCACCCGGACCGCCAGAAGCCGGAGGGATGGGTGAAGCGCCAGCCGGACCTCAGTTTGATCCCAACACCATGCAGGGTGCTCTCGCTGCCGAGCAGGGCGCGCCGCAGGCGGCAGTTGCACCAATGCCCGAAGGCCAACTCGCAGACCCAGCCTTCCGTGACGTTGAAACCAAGTCCGTTGACAGTTCTGACTTGGAGCGATGGACGCAGATTTTGGAGCGTACTGTCGAGCGAGTGATTGAGAGGCAGCAGCGGGTTGTGGCCGAGAAGGCGTTTGGCCAAAAGTGCCGCAAGGCCTTGATTGACGGCTCGCTAGACGTCTCAATGTTTATGCCGACGGACGTGTGGGAGAAGCAGTACGACGAGGACATTCGTCCTGTGTTGATGACGATCATGCGGGATTCGCGCGGCGAAAAGTCGGCGGAGCAGACCGAGGACATGGTTGTCGCTGCGAACGCCGCTCTGGCGAGGATTAAGTCGATCATTCATGAGAGCACATTGGATTTGGAGCGGGAAATCCGTTCTTCTCTCGGAATTTCGACACCTGAGATCCGTCTGACGGTCTTCAAGGCCGCTGTGACCAGCCATTTTGCCCATCTGTTGGGCAAGAAGCCAGCCGAGATTGCTGCCGCTGAGGCTAGGCGGGCTTGGACTTTACGTAAATAGGCGATGAGTTTACGTAAATAGCGGCTTTTGCTGCCCATAGTTGCAATAGCCCCATGCTCCGGTCGTTTATGATGTACTTTGAGCAAGGAGCGTCAAGATGCCCGAAACAGAGATCGACGACATCGAATTCAAGGCGGCACCAGCAGGACAAGTATCCGTTTCCGCAAAAGGAATCGTCGAATGCTTCGTCGCCGGGATCGGTAACAAAGACAGCGTGGGCGACATCTGCGCTCCGGGAGCCTTCAACGGCAGCCTGAAGCGACGCAAGCCGCGCGTCGTTTGGGGCCACAACTGGAATGACCCCATCGGCAAAGTCCTTGAAATCTATGAGGTTCCGGCGTCAGATCCGCGGCTTCCAGAGAAGATGAAGCGAGCCGGTATCGGCGGACTCTACGCAAAGGTTCAGTTCAACCTGAACTCAGAAAAGGGTCGCGAGGCTTTCGCCAACGTGCAGTTCTTTGGTCTTGAGCAGGAATGGTCGATCGGTTACAAAACTCTCGACGCTGTCTTCGACCCGGCAAAACAGGCCAACGTGCTCAAAGAAGTCGAACTTTATGAGGTCAGCCCAGTTCTCCACGGAGCCAACCAACTCACTGGCACGATCTCCATCAAAGGCGCCAAGCAGAAACTTAAAGATCCGAAGGGCGGCCTGACTGCTGCCGGAAGGCGCCACTTTGCCCGCAGTGAAGGCGCCAACCTCAAGCCCGGGGTCAAGGGGCCTGCCGACACTCCGCAAAAGATGCGGCGCAAAGGCTCGTTCTTGACGCGATTCTTCACCAACCCGTCAGGTCCAATGAAGAAGCCAAACGGCAAGCCGACCCGTCTCGCCCTTTCCGCTGCCGCTTGGGGTGAACCCGTTCCCCAGAACGCTAGCGACGCAGCCAAACTTGCCGCGAAGGGACGCCGCCTTCTTGACCGTTACGAAAACGCGAAAAAGAAAGATGCGGACTGGTTCGACGACGACATCGACTTCAGCGATTTTGAGGCCTATTTCGCAGAGGAGTTTGTCGAGATGAAGTCCGATGACGCATGGTGGGACTTTGTCGATTTTGACGATTTCGACGAGAAGGGCCACATGATGATGCGCATGATCCCCGTGCGCAAGCCAGAGCCTCAACGCGACATCTTCGCCGAGGGCGAGGCCCGGCCGCTGAGCCCGGAGAAGCGCAACAACTTGGAAATGGAAATCGCCTCTCGGGTTCAGGCTCCAATCAAGTTGCTGTCCGCTACCGAAAATCTTGTCGTTTTTGTCAAGATGAAACCTGACGGTTCAAAGCGTTTCTACCGCCTCCCGTACCACTGGGACGTTGAGACCTCGCAATACATGTTCGGGAAGCCCGAACGAGTCATGCCGAGGATGTCGTGGGAGCCGATGCAACCAACAAACATCGTGGTTCCTCAGCAGATGCCTTCGATGCCGATGCGCGTCAAGCCAAGCGACGCTACGAGCCGCGCCTACCTCGGCCCGAAACCCGAGCCAACAATGGCCAACGTCTTCCAGTCATGGGAAAAAGACGAAGACGACGAGGAAAAGTCACTCGAATACATGACGTCCTACACCGGCTTCGAAACCGACGCCCACTACAACACGATGGTTGAGTGCTCACCAGAACAAGCGTTCTACGTCAAGTCGGCGCTTGATCCGATCCTTGAGTATTACGACGTCCAAGCCGAAGTGACCGAAGAAGGAGTCAAGTTCCTTGGTGGGGTGAGTGACGACTTCGTCGATGCGGTCCACAACGCGAGCAAGCATTTTTTTGGCGGTGGTTCAAAAAAAGCACTTAGGTCCCTACGGGGGCTGACCGCACGTTTCGATCCAAACGCAATCGACGGCGACGAGGACGGTCTGGTACAGGAAGGTACGCCTTTCGAACGTCCTGCCACGCCCAGAGTTCCGTCCAAGCCACGGATGATGGATGCGAAACCGACGGTAAATGAAGTCGCTGAAGGGATGCGCTCCTCCCGGGCAAGGGACACATCACGTTTGTTCCAAATGGACCGGAAGCAACTGGAAGCGGAAATTGACGATGCGGTAGACGAAGCGAAAAGCATCGTTGAGCAGATGAAGAAGGACTTCCCGAACAGCAAGTTTGACAACTATTGGCTGATGAGCAAACTTGATGGCTCGTATAAAGACCTTGATCGTCGACGTCTTGCGAATCTGATCGTGGCAATGGATGGCAAGGGTGTCAAGGATCGCGACGCAGATGTGGACGAGTTCCTCCGAGAGTACGAAAACTCTTTTCTTTCTGACCTCGGGCGACTTCAAGACGCAGAGGACCGCATTCAAAGTCTTCGTAGTCACGTCGAAGATGTGCAGGAAATGCTGTACGACGCATCCGACAGGGAGAAAGACAGCAAAAACAATATTGACGAGATCACGAAACGGATGCAGCAAATCCAACGGTCGCTGCGCATGTCCGACGAAGAACTCGAACAACTTCAAGAATCCGACGATGTTGTGCGCGCCGCAGATCGGTGGATGGTAAGCAACTTTGACCCTGACCAAATCGAAGAGCGCATGGTTCCCAGCACAATCGCGGAACTGATTGACACATTCAATGAGATCGAGCAGGCCAAAATTGACGGCAAATATGCCGAACAGGACCGCGAATGGGCAGAATCCGCGATCGGCAAACTTGACGAAGTTGCCGCATCGCTAAAGGACCCAAAGTGGGGATACCGGGATAATGACCCGTTCTTTGACCCCAAGCGTCTCGATGAGGCTAAGCGTAAAATTAGTGCCCTTCGATCGGAAATGCCGTCAGGCGGTCGAGGAGGCATGGCGTCTCGTCGCAACGGCGGAAACATCCAACTCGGTATCCCAGCAAGAGACGCAATCCGTCATGCCGAAACTCTTTACGAGTATGCGGAGCGGCCCGACGTCGACGAGGTGAGTCGCAGGCTTCTGAACAACGTCGCCGATGGAATCGATCCGGGTGATGGTCCCAGCATGGTTGAACGGGCCGCTCTCCAGCAGACAATCGATCTTTTGAACTACGGGATTGCTGACGACGACTCTGGGGCGCTGCTTGAAACCGCGGAATATTTGGAGCGCATCAAGAACGGCGCGAAAAACGGGATGTGGGTTGACAGCAGTGTTGACCCGGCGAAGAAGCAAATCAACTCTATGTCGTCTCGAAGCAATGTTCGGATTCCGGACAGTGGCGTGTCGCTTAAGATCAGCGACGACGAGCGTGGCGACATTCGGCGTGTGCTTGAGAAAAACAAGAAAATGTGGCAGGGGATCCCAGCCATTTCCGAGTACGACAAGTGGCTTCAGGGTTCGTCCGACAAGATGCCCGCCGATTTGGCTAGACGAGTTGTCGCTGGCATGAATGATATGGCCAAGCGGAATGAAAACCGTGATTTCCCGAACGAGTTGATGGCAGCGAAAGACTTCATCGATCTTGCAGCGCTCGCGCCCAATGGCGTCTACGAGTCATCGAACTTCAAGAAGGGCGGCGGTTTGCGTAGTTCCCGCCCAACACCTGCTGGCATGACACCACGAAACTTGAGTGACCTTTTGTCATGGGGTCAGACGGAGGGCGACGCACCTATTCGTGACCGATTCTCAGGTCTGTCGGTGGCTGACGTGTCACCGAAGGGTTGGGCTGTTCTCGATGGTGCCCGAGGCATGCGCTCAGAGCGTGGTTCCGGCGCTCCGACGCCGGAGCGTTCAACGGTCGATGCCGGTAAAGCAACGCAGCGAGGCCGACCTGTGGGTACTGACATACAGGATACGCGACTCAAGGGCAAGAAGTGGGATGACATCAAACCCGACAACTGGGATGAGTTGACATTAGATCAACAGTTTGACGATCTTTACGCACTTTACTCCCCGAAAAAGTCCGGTCTCCGAGAGGCTGATTTCCAGCGTTTGCAAAAGCAGATCTTGGAAGAAATGGACCGTGAGGAGCGCAAGGAGGCGCGTCGCGCACGCAGACGTCAATTTGCGTCCGAAATTGAGTCTGGCCAGAGGCAGGTTCCTTCTCAGGCTAGACAAGTCGAGGACGCAGATGCTCGGGCGGCGAGAGAAGAAGCAGAGGCTCAGCAGACTCTCAACGAATTGCGCATGACCCCGGAGGATGCGGCTAAGGCTCGCAGGAAAGATATGACCAAACTTGAGCGTCGGATTGCCGGTAACGGTAGCCGAATCTCGGATGCGTTGAATGACGGGGATGCTGGCGACTCGCATCGTGACTTCTGGGACGCGGCCAGCGACATTCTTAACGAATCGGATGATTTGACGTTTAGCCAAATCGAGTCACTTTTGGCCACAACGGACGATTATCTGGACGAGTTCCGTGGAAGCGACATGACGGCAAGCGAGTCGGCGAGCATTCAGGGTGCTGACGGACTGAAGAATCTCCTAGAGGAGATGATGACCAAGTATTCGGGTGATCCGAATATGGAGCGCGGAGACTCGACGGCGGCCCTGCGACCCGGCGGTGTTGACGAAAATGATATTCCCAATACCGGCACCGATGCTGCCCGCTTCCTATCGGACGGCGGTATGCGGTCATTCCGCAACTACAAGCCGAGCGCCACGGTTGAAAATTATGTCGCGGCCAGAAGTTCAAGTGGTATGCGTTCGGCCAAGGCGGGCCGGACACAAATCGTTGATGAAGCCACGTTCTTTGCGGATGTTGAGCGTTCACTTAGCAAGGAAATCACCGAGGCTGGCAAAAATAACGATGCTGCGACCATTCGCGGCCTCAACCTGCTCCAGTCGATTATGCGGCGTCAAGAATCGGGCAAAACAGGTTCCAAGCGGACAAATGTTGGGACGATTACGGTGACCCAAGAGGAAGTAGACCAGATCTTGGATGCACTTATGGTTGTTCTTGATCGTCAAATGGACATCGATGGTTCACGAATCGACATGTTTGCGAAAATGATCGAAAAATTTGCCCAAGCGGCGATGTCGACATTTGTTGACAAAACCACGGAGGAAATCACAAGCAGGACACAACAGCGAACCAACTCTCAGGGTCGCACAGTTGACGTTCCGAATAATTGATTTGGCGTGATTACTCCACGGCCTGCGCTAAATCTAGGGTACAATTTGTCAAACGGTCCTCAAACAAATAAATCGGTTACCTCTGCATGACATGCTTCATAGCGAGCACAATGCCATGCTAAGGTTTCGGTGACCCAACGGGTTTCCCACAAGAAGACGCAATACAAGGAGCCAAGCCCCATGAGTTATGACGAGAAGGCAGTTGTCAAAATCGACGCTGACGGCGACGTACTTAAATGCGCCAAAGGCATGGACTCCGGGGAGTGCGGCTATAAGGCTGGCGCCAAGGTCTGTGGCAAATGTGGCGCTATGTCTGTCGCCATGAAGATGGTCCCTGTTTCCGACGAGGAAATGGAAGAGATTGACGACGAGGACGAACTCGTCAAAAAGGCGCTCGCTGCCGTCGAGGGAATGGACTCCGACGAGGACGAGGAAGACGACGAGGACGAAGAGGACGAGGAGATGGCTCCTCCGAAGATGATGGGCAAGAAGAAGCCCCTCATGTACAAGGCGTCCGATGACGACATGGAAATGGACGACGAGGACGACGAGGAGGAGGACGAGGACGAGGACGCCGAGGAGGAGACCCCCGTCGAGGCGTCCGACACCCCGACCCCCGACTCCGACATGGCTGACGACGAGGAAGAGGACGACGAGGAAGAGGAAGAGGACGAAGAGGAAGCCCCCATGGGCAAGGGATGGATGGGTGACGCCCGCAAGCGCCGCCTCCAGACCATGGGCAAGAAGAGCGCTGACGTCGGTGCTCGCGGATTCCTCTGCGCCATCGACCGCAAGGTGTACCCCGGTTCCTCCTCCATGTGTGACGACTGCCCGGGCGGATGCATCGCCGAGAAGGGCATGCCGGGCCTGATCGAGATCGAAGGCAAAGCGGAGAACGAGTTCAACGGAACTGTCATTGACTCTGGCTACTCGCAGAGCAGCGACATCTTCGTTGTCGATCTTCAGGTCAAGGATGGCCGAGCGATCGAAGTCTTCATGGAAGGCTCGACAGGTGAGGTTCTTGGCTTCCATCGTCTCGACGACTCTGTGTTTGAGCAGAAGTCGCTGCACGACTCGACCGATTTGGTTGACTTCAATGAGGCGTGCGACATTGCTGTCAAGAGCCTTGAGGGCGTCGACGGAACGGTGACCGCCGTTGAGCCCGACTCATTCGAAGGATTCGACTGCTACGCGGTTGAGATCGATGGCATCGACGGAAAGTCCTACGATGTTTTTGTCGCTCTCGACGGCGAGGTTCTCGGTGTGGATGCCTACGAGCCAGATGAGGTCGAAGAGATTGAGGCGGAGGCCGCCGAGATCGCCCTGAAGCGTGCCTTCAACGAGGAGCAGCGCGAAGAGATGGCGAAGGAAGGCATGGCCCTTCCTGACGGTTCGTTCCCCATCTCCAATGTTGACGATCTCCGTAACGCCATCATGGCGCATGGTCGGGCGTCCGACAAGGAGAAGGCGAAGCGTCACATTATGAAGCGCGCGCGTGAGATGGGCAAGGAAAACATGATTCCTGCCGCTTGGGTGACTGGCAAGAAGGACGCTGAAATCAGCGACGGCGAGTTCATGAGGTCTCTCATGGAGTTCGAAATGCTGGTCGGCGAGGACGGCGACGACAACGGTCTCGACTGAGGGCCGGGAAAGAGAGGGTCCAAATGGCCCTGACCCGAGCCACCAGATACATAATCTCCGAACGAGTAACTGGTGTACCGCGCCGCAACTACGAACGCCTTGGCTTCAATTTTCGGCTAACGCACGCGATCAGCAGCACCAAAGAAGCACTTGATCCGGAGTGGTCCGTAAAAGCACTCAATAGTGCTGCTGGCGAGGAAGAAAGCGACTCTGCTAAGAGGTCATCGGGCGGTTTGAAAGAAACCGTTCCTGAGATCCGTTTCGCTCCCAATAAGAAACGCGGTCCGGGCGATGTGCTGAAACTGCACGTCACCGCCAAGGACATGTTGCGTGACGGCAACGAACCAAATTTCGGTTGGGTTCCCGGTCCACGGAAAGTGACCGAATCTGAGCGGGCAGAAAACATGCGTCAGGCGATGGCGTACCAGAAGAGCCGCCCACAGATCGTTGTTCATGACTATGACGTTGATCCACGAACGGGTGAGCGAATCGAGTCATCGAAACAGCAAATCCATTTGAAGGCGCTTGGTAGAAGCATCGGTTCGATGGTTCCGGGTGGGAATCTTGGTTCCCGTGCTGCCCGGGCACTGAAGATCGTCGTAGATGATCTTGGGAAATTCAGGTGTCCTCCGGGCACCCCTGCGGCTAACCAGTTCACGGACGAATTCGGCACCAACTGCTTCCAGCCGCCTGTGTCCGCACGCCGCGCCTTGGGCCGCATGCGTGACTGGTTCAACGACCATGTAGCAATGGGTCGTTACCTCCAGACTTTGGAGGCTGGTTACGACGACCCGGACTTCGCTTCCAACCGTCGCGCGATGGAAGAAGCCGCAAAAATGCGCGCCCCGCAGGATGTGTTCGATGCGCGTCTTGCCGAACAAAAGGCCGCGATCGACAACCTGACTTCGATGCTGGGAACGTCGACTGAAACGGCGCGAAACGAAGATTTGTGGAGCATTCTAGAGGCGCTGTCCAATAACGGAATGTGGGACAGCAATTGGACGGAGTTGTTTACGGATGCCTCCGGAAAACGACTTTGGGACCCCACCAAATCAATGCAGGAAAACTTGGTTTTGATGGACGCGGCGTTGCGGACAACGTATGCCGACACCCTGCCCGCTGGTTTAACGCCACCAGAACAAGCCGATATGGCCAACATGCTCGTTGAACGGCACATGGAAGTCATGCGTGGCTTCATGACCGGTCTCCTGCACGAGTTCCACGACGACCCCGAAACTTCACGGCTTATCAAAAAAGTCGAGTTCCGAGATTTTGACCCAAGCGCGACCGGTCCAGATGGCGGCAAACTCAGTTTGTACTGGGACACCGAAGCCATGTTGGTGCCGAGTACCGGAAACCCCGCGGACGGGTTTGCTTTGACAATGCAATTTAACCCGACTGCTGTTGTTTTGCGGCCGATGCTTCCAAGTGATCAGAGCGGGCTTCTTCTTCCGCCCGGCAAGATTCGCATTGCGTCAACAGATGGTGTTGCTCTCGAGGGTCAGCAGTGGCGCGAAATTGAAAGGTTCATGCGAAACGAGATGGATCTGGAGCGTTGGCGAAACATCTACGCCAATGACCTATCCGCTGCCCGGCACGGGGGCGCCATACAACAGCAGGCAAGGCACATCGCGTACCACGAAATGGGCCACCTCCAGCAGTATGCATTCATCCAGAAACGCATACTTGACCAATACAACGAAAACGGTTTCATCATGTTGGGCAGCACCATGATCACCGACCCGCCAAACATGTGGGACAACAAAACATGGGGCCTTGCCGTAGATCAAACCATGCAGCAGGCCCTACCGCAAGAGTATTTGCCTGAAGGATTCCCGCCAGTTGGAATTCACGCTTTTGAAGGTTCGATGCTGCACATCTTAAGCGGAAAATACTATCAAGGTCTGGTAGAGGAATTCTGGGGTGCGGATGGCGGGAGTGGTTACGGCCCGCAAGGAATAGAACGTCAAACCAAACTCAACATTATGTTGATGGAAGGCATGACGGAACTTCGCGCCCTGCAAAAAATGGGTGTCGTTGACAGTGAAATCATCGACCAGCAATTGGAGTGGATGAACGGTCGATCCGACTTCCCGCAAGCAACCCCGGGTGGAGGAACCCCCAGCACCCCGCCACGTCGACCTCCACGAACCGGCGACACCGGAGTCGACCCACCAGACGGCTACCCGGAGACAAACGGGCCAGATGCCCCTCCGGGAACACCCCCACCGGACGACACGGAACTCAGCATCATCCCGTCTGGCATCACATGGATTACGGATAAGGAGGCAGATGAAACCTTCGCGGCGCAAGGTCCGTGGGACCTTATGGAGCGTTTCTTCATCGCCCGGTTCGGCGGACGACCAGACGACAAAACTGGTGGCCATCAGGAGATTCCACGCAAGTCAATCGCGCGCACATGGGACTGGCCCGATGTCTCATATGCGCAGTTGTCTGCCGCCGATCTTGACACGCGATTCGAAACACTTCGCGACGACCTAGACGCCCTCCTAGACAGACGTGACGCTGGCGAGCAACTGTCAGACGACGACCTTGCACGCATGTGGCTTGCCGCCAAGGGAATGGCGCAAATTGCCGACGAAAACAAACGACGCCGCAATGCGAACGAAGCAGAACGTCAGCGTCGTTCCGACAAATTTGAACGAACGGACGCTGGCCGCTACTTCCGTCCCTCCGGGATGCCGTACAAGTCGAAGCGCACCGAGGATGATCAGACTTACGACGAGGATCGCGCTCGCGCAGCAATGAAGGAACTTGAGGATTCGATTCCTCAACGTTTCCCTGACGCCTCTCGCGCATGGACGCGCGATCCGGAAGCCTACGGATCAGAGCAGGAAATGAATGCTCGGCGCAAGATGACGCGCCGGGAACAGGACGCGATGACGAAAGACATGAAGGAGCGCAACAAGCGTTACGTTCATGGTGGCGTCGATTTGGAAGAGGCGATCAAGCGGGCAGCGAAAGTCCGTGAACAGCGCGGTACAACCGCACCTGACGACGCATCCAGTCCGAGTGCTCCTGACGCAAGCCCAGCCGTGGAGATCGACCAGACGATCATTCCGCTCATGGACTCCATCGACAGGTCGCCACTCAAGGACACCGTTGAGGGCTATCTGGTTGAGGGCACGGATCCGGACGGCCGTGGGTTCACGACAATTAAAGTTGTCAGCACCGGCGAGGAGAGCGATCTTGATTACGCGGGGACTGAGCGCACCAAAGTCGTCGTACCCAAGGGTATGAGGGGAATTTTCCAGACCGATCCGGAATCTGGAGACAGTGACCGGCTTCTTCTTCCCCCCGGCGAATTCGAACTTGTCGATACTGGTGAAGGCGGCGTTCGGACCCTCGTGCCGAAAACCCAGATGAGTACCAGCGACTGGGCCAATGCTCGACTTGGTGACTTGGATGGCATGGGTAGGCCGATGTCGGTCGCCGAGATGAGGGAGCGTGAAAACCTTCGGCGTGTTTTGGCGTCACGGGCAGAGCAGCCTCCTCGCACCCAGACAACGCCGTACAGCCGTGATTCCGCGACCCGTGTCCGCATGGCTCGGCGACGCAACGAGTACGACCGCGGTTTTGCACAAGAAGGAATTGAGCCCTTCAACCCTGATGCGCGTTCCCGCGACACATCCAACGATGTGAATGCCATGGACGAGATGCGAACAACCATCGACGGGATGCTTGATCAGGGCATGGCGATGATTGAGAGGGAGCGCACAGCATCACGGCTTCCACCAAACTTCTTCGTTGACGCCCTGACCGAAGAAACACGCGAGTTCCTTGAAGGTGCAACCTCGTCTGAAGTGGCAGACCGGCTTGTCTCTGCGGTTAGCGATTGGAAAGACGGAATTGACCGCAGGCCTGTTCTTCGTTACGGCGACAAAGACATCAGATCAATTTTGGATGGGGAACGCCGGGAACTTCCGACATCGGGGTTGAACCGAGAACTTGAAGCCGATCTTGGTTGGCCTGAAGACGCTCCGAGCGGAAGCCGACCCGCATACGGCCACATGACCCACGAAGTTCACGACGACATCGTTGACGGCATGTTGCAGCAAGCGGACCGGGCCGGTTTCCCTGCGGCTCGAAGGGCGGAGTTCTACGATCACAGTGGCGAATCGCCACGCGGACCTCTCGGTTTCCTCGGCGAATACGACGTTGTTCTTCGCGCTGAGGCTTCTTTCCGTACCGGTTTCGGTTTGGGTGATGTTCTCCGTGACCCGGCCCTTTTGATGCGCCTTAGCGAAAATTCAAGCCTGTCACTCGCCGCAAACATTGCGGTTTCTCGCCGGGGGCCAGAGGCTTCGGCGCAGCGCATCGGCAACTTCCTTCACGCTGGCATCACCGCAGATTTCCGTGGCGTTCAGATGCGGCGCCAACCAGAGTTGGCTGAGCGTGGCGGGATGATGGTTCGCGCTGCCGGAGAGTTCCGTTCGGCCGACATGGCGATCGAAGCCGCAATCGCTGGCGGGTTCCAGTTAGACGAAATTGAACGAATCGATGTCCCTGTTGGAACTCTGCCTTGGCGGGAAAGCGGTCTGCTCGTTCCATCAGATCTTGATCTCGAAGACGGTCCTGCCGCGCAATTCCTCATTAATGCCGGATGGAGCGATGCGGAACGCCAGTTCTTGATGGAAGGTCTTCTCGAAGGTCGCATTGTTGACGTGAAGGGCGCAACTCTGCTTCGTCAGCATCGTGCTGCCGCAGAACGCAAGCGCGCCTTCGACCGTGCCGGTCTGGCTGTGCGTTTCACCAACAGCGATGGAATCGATCTTTTCAGCAGGGCTGACCTGACGGCGGCCACCGATTCCGGCGCGAGGATCGGCCGTGTCCGCAATGTTGAAGAAGCATTGTCAATTCGGTTGCAGGACGAAATCATCGCCCGTCAAGCAACCTTGCAGCCGATCGTTCAGGAAGGGATGCGAAGCCTTCGTGATCGGGTAACCCGCGTCATTGGAGACAGGGCGGCAGATGCCATCACCGAGAGAATTGGTGAAGCCGGACGCCGCATGAGCACTTCAACACCACGGCCCACTGGTCGTGCCGCGCTGGTACAAAGGTTGTTGACGTCACAACGCGCGACCGCACTTCTGCGTCGTGCTGGCCTTGAGGACGACAACATTGAAATGGTTCAAATGGTTGGCGAAATGGCCGTTGCCTTCTCCGGTGGCGGACCCGCTGGAGTCGGTTTGGTGATTGCACGTCGGGCAGGACGCGAGGGTATTGATTACGCGGTTCGCAAGGCGGTTGAGCAGGGATGGCTTGATCAGGATCAGGCAAGAAAGATCATTTCGGCCGCCGACCGGGTGGCACCTGAGGGTCTACCAGATGCCGTCAACGATGCGTTGAGTGATGCGGCTGACAGATTTGTTGATAGCGACGCGGCAGCGAGGGCAAGGGAAATCGCCGACGCAGTATCTACTCGCGTGAGTGAGTTTGGTTTGCTGGAGCGTCTGGACGAAGCGCGTGAACGGATCGGTGAGAGGATGTCTGGGCGTCCAGATACCCCTGACCCGACTCCTCAGCCTGCGACTTGGAATCCGTTTGATGCGCCGTCCGGAATGCGGTCGCGCCGCCAATCCCTGTCGCGTGACATTCCGGCACTTGACGGTGCCAACGACAACGAGTTACGTGAAATGGCACGCACTCTGGTGAGAGACCCGTCGTCGGTGGATCAGCCGTATTGGCAAGAGATTGTCGATATCGCTGGTGACCTTAGGCTGCCCGGAGGTTGGACGGGTGAGGATGGTCGCACTATCCGTGAAGTGTTCACTCAAGAAGGATGGCGTGGCGAACAATATTTCTCCGGTTACGAGTTTGAGATTGATGATGCGATCCGCGTTATTGAAGAGTCTGATCTAAGCCCTGACGATAAGCAGAAGGCTGTCGAAAATCTTAAGATCACACAGGAATTGGCAAAGGTGGTCAGTGTCGCCATGACGACAAGCAAACCGCCACCCAGACGTTCGGACCCATTCGGTGATGATGGCCCTGAAGAGCCGTGGGTTCCGCCAACCGCGGACGAAGTGAACTCTCAACTTGATGAAATCATTTCCAGAATGCCAGACAGTTTCCTTGACAATTTGTCCGATACCTTGAAGGCAAATCGTGAAGCAAGAGCCAAGAAGGAACGTGAAAGCAAGGTTCGTGGAGAAGTCGAATCAGAACTAGGTCGTCTTGACTCTCGTATCGGATATTGGCGTTTGAAAGACGAAGATGAAATCCTTGACAGAACAGCACCCGTCGGTGAAGCCACGGTAGCGCGAAGGAGCGACCCGAACTTTGAGGCACCAGACCCCGATCCTGAAGTTGTCCGGTCACTGGACGATCTTGTAAAACTGAGTCGCGATGGTCTTGTTCTTACGGATGATTTGACAAAACCTGAGCATCGTGCGGAACTTCGCTCGTTACTTCTCGAAAATCCCAAGTTGCAAGAGGCACTGGAACAGATTCGCGAGAGGATCGCTACCCGCGGTTTCTACGAAGAATCCGAAAATGATCGGTCAACGAAGTCTGGCTTGGATTACGCCGGTCGTGAACTTGTTGATGCATTGATCCATGCTCGTGGTCTTGATGCGGCGCCGACAAAAATCACGTCGGACGAGATCGATTATCTTCGTTACGCTGGCGGTCTGACGCCGGTTTCGCGTGGCGGCAACACGGAGATGGCTCGCCGCCATGTTGATGCGGACGGCTACCCGATTGGTGAAGGTGTTGACGGTGCAGGCGTGTATTTCGCTGTTCAGGGCGGCACAGAGCGGATGGGGCTAAACGAGCACTTTGACGCCAGCGTGTACGCCGGAGAAAATGGTTCTGTGATTCAGGGCGTTGTCGCGCCATCGGCAAGATTTACGAGTCCGCTTACGATGTCGCGTCAACGGGAAACGTATCGCCTTGAAGTCGAGGTGGGTCAACCGCAAACGTATTCGGAAGGCGCAAACCCGCTGCTCGATTTGCGTAGGGAACTTGTGGCGGCTGGTGATACCGAGATGGTCGAAGCGTTGGATTTGATGGTCGGAACTGCCTCGTCGGATGGTCATGGCGAGTTCCAGAACGGCTATGCGGTGATGGCTTTGTTGCAGGGTTTTGACGGTATGGCGAGTTATGGTACCGGCAGTCAAGACAACCGGGTTATTCTGTATAACCGATCAGCGGTCATGGTCGGAGACTCATTGCTGAGTGGCGCAGACTACGCTGAGTTGCGACCGTGGGAAAAACTTGAGGAACGCGCAAAGGCACTGGCCGTAAAACACAATCTTCCATTTGGTCTCGAAGGCGAAGCGCGAACGCAATGGATCTTGGATGAGACACAGCGCAGACTGGAAGCACTCGCATGATTGACACCGACAGCAAAAACTGGGGCTACACGGACGACATCAAAAAGTTCCTTGCCACCGAAACTATGCAGATTGTGAAGCGCAAGGATCCCGGCGCAATCCCCTACTACGTCACCTTGTTTCAATCGGGCGCACAGTCAGACGCCATTCTGGAACAGCATCGCGAATGGTTTGAAGCAGCCATGAAGGAATACGGATCATGAGAGCCATACCCGTTGGACGCACCGACTCCGGAATGCTGTACTACGTCATTGAAGGCGAGCAAAACGGCGCGTTGATCAACAAAAAGAAACAGGTTTTTGAGTTCGATTTCTTGTCCTTCTTGGCGAAACGTGACGTCGATCGGATCATGTCGTCCGACTTCCATGATTTCCTTTGGGGTGGGGTTGATCTTCCGGACAATCGTTGGCGCAACATCGTTCAGTACGGGGTGCAAAAAGTTCCTGAACAAATGCTTGCTGGTGTTGACGTCCTCACCGAGTTCCCAAACAAAAAGAAAGAACGTTCTGGAGCAATGCGCGAAAAAGACGATCGCGCCATGGAGTTCAAGTCTCTGATCGCGGCAGAACAGCATGAGAAAGCGTTAGCCAGAGCGCTTGCCCGTGGCGCTAGACGCGCGACCGGCGGAACCCGGGGTTTTATCCGCGGCGCAGTTTTTAATCCTGACGCAGAAGACGCCGATGGAGACGGCTGGGTTCAAGAGGGTACGCAGTTTGCTCGTCGGGCAACAGGCCAAGCAAAACGGCGAGCGAGACGGGTTGTTCGCGCGCAGGAACGACTGGAAAACAGCGAAACCGTAGGTATGCGTTCGTTTCGCTCCGGCATGGGCGCTAGCCAGATGCGGTGGGTCAGTCGATCAAAAGAACACTACACCAAACGACATGGGGATGTCCTAAAACAAGTCCAAGACAAATACAACAACGGCAACCCCATAAAAAAGTACGGCGACATTCGCAAGGCGCTAATACGTGCCCATCCGGGTTTCGCCAACGGCGACTCGAAAATTGATTTCCTCGCAGGGGCAGATGACGATTCTGACGCCCAACCCGGACACATCGCCCACGTTGTTGGCTTCTTGTATGGGTTAATGGCGAACCCAGAACTGGAAAATGTCAACTTTGTTATAGAACAAAACACGAACCCGCGAATTGACGGTTCGGCCGCATGGTTGGGCCGACATCGGGTCAACATAGATGCGAGTGGCACCATCATCATGGCTGCTGGCCCAGACAAAAAACCGACCATTGCCCTCAAATACAACACGGAGACCCACTACCACACGACCGAAAATCTTCGCGAACTTGGAAATTTTCAGTTAGAAGCACACAAGGCGTTCGTGACCCTGCTTCGCGATGTTCCACCGAGAAGTTTGCCTGATCCGACGACAGGCAACATGGTGCCAAATCCAAATCTGACTGATGAGGAACGTGCTGCATGGGAATTCGCCGCTGAGGTCGCCTCTTCCATGGTCACTATTCACGAAATGGGTCACGCCGCGCACAAATGGGTGTCAATGCGTGATGCTATGGCCGCAGATGGGCTAGGTCCTACAGACACGCTTTCGGTCGACTTGGTGCGTCAACGGTTAAGAAATTACGTTGCCAGAATGTCCAAGGAAGACAAACGTGATTCGGTTCGCTCCCTCGCATTAACCGAAGAGCGCGACCTTGTGGGATTGGGAATCCTGCTCGTCGGCGGAATATCCGACCCGGATAAGCGACGTAAGGCTATGTTTGGCGACCTAAAGTCACTTGATGGTTCTGGCAAAACTATTACAGTCAATCAAGAATTGGCTGACTGGCTGAACGCGATTGGTAAAGACATGTTTCCCAATCCGACGAAAAGTCGCTGGAAGGATGGCGACCCACTTCCTTTCGTGATCGCTTCAGGAATTTTTGATCTCGCTCCGGCAGGAAGACGACCCCTTTTCGCTGATCGAACCATGCCGTACTACATGTTCAAGCCTTGGAATTTACGCACGCTCGCTACAAGAGTCGAGTTCGTAAACGGGCAAAAGGTGCCTGTTCCAAACTTGGAACTGCTAATCGAAAACGGCCTACCGCGTACTCCAATGTCTCAGGGGTTATCTCCCGAGACTGGACAAATTATCGCAGAGGCTTTGATTCGTGGGGCGCGAAACGCGGTTTCAGCCCACTCGAATACCATCGTAATTGATCCCGATTCGGTGGTCACCACGAATGTTCCAATACCGAACGCACCCAACATGAATGACGTCATTGATGGCAAGGTTGGGGAATCTGTGATGGACGAAGTCCTCGAATTTTTCCTCAACGAGTCAATGGATCGGATTATTGGTTCACAAAATCCACGCGCCATCAGGACTGGTCTAGAGCACCTGTTTATGGGGACGAAGTATTTTGATGATTTGACAGCAGAGGAAAAGCGTATTGCGAGAGAAATCGCGATGCTTGGCTCTGGTGGTGAGTGGGCGGCGTACATGGCGGCCTTCACACAACATTTCGACCTTGACCACATGTTCCGGTTCTGGGATTTCGAACTCATTGCTGAACTTATTGCCGCCAACTCTTATGGCAACGAGATCAGGCTTTTCGATGGCGAAAGCGTGCGACAGTTGACAGAAAAAGAAGCCGCAGTTCTGGCTAAGATTGCGTCTTGGATCTTCCCAGAAGATGATTTCCGACTTAAGTGAGGAATAGTGGACTCTCGACCTGAATGGCAAGACAAGTGGATTAAAAAACTTGAAAATGTTTTCGGCATGCCGTTGACCGAGGTTGATAAAACGCTGTCCCCAGATCAAATTATCGGGATACTGCGAAAGTTTGAAACAGGTAAGGATCCTCACGAAAAAGATCGAATGTCATATGCAGAAGAAGTGGTCAGTGTGATCGGCGACACAACGACAGCCCGCAGGCAGATTTATAGAGATCCAGTTGACGAGACCATCGGCATCTCGTACCGAATCGGACTCTACGACTATCCGCCCGACAAGCGTGGCCACCACCTCACCCGAGACGAAATCATGAAAGACTACGAAAATTACGTGGCTAGGAGAGACAAGCAGTAGCCATTCATACCGGGAAATCCCCACAAATAATCTAAACTGGGAAGACCATGGACACTTTCGAATACAAGGCAATTCAGGACGTCCTGTTGGACCTGCCGCAAGAGCGGATCACGGGCGACATCTTGCGTGGACGGGGACCACGACGAGGCAACCTTGAGCGGCTTTTGCGCTATTGGCGCCCAATTATGAAGAAGCCGGGCGGATTCCGTAGATGTCGAGTGATCCTGAAAAACCATCCCGAGTTGTACCCCTTGAGCCGAATCTGCGCTTGGCTGCATCATGAGACCACCGGTCTGTGGCCAAACGAGGGTTGCCATCATCCGGGAATGAAAAACTGCAAGGGAAAACTGAAGAAACTCAAGAACTGGAGTGACGCAGACTTTTCTCGCCGAATGAAGAAGCGCTTCAAGAAAAACAAGAAGTCTCTTGACGGATATTGGATGGACGAAGACGATGTGTTCTTCGGCGACTTCCCTGAACTTAAAAGCCTTGGGTACGAGGATGAAGTCAATCCCGTCGTGACCGAGATGGACTACAAGCATGCGTTCAGCGTGCTCGCCGATTTCATGGCAATGGAGCCCACGTTCACAAACTACCTGCGTGACTACAACAACTGGGAACTTGAAGTCGAGATGTCCGACGGAACGCTCCTCCTCAATGAATTTACCCGAGACGACGACTGTAGTGAGTGTGCGTGATGGTCGAAACCTACATTTACGAGAAAGACACCGGATGTGAGGCATGCCCAACAATCCGTGTTAAGCGAACCATACTTGTCGATCTTTCACGTAAATCAAACATCAGTTTTGTTCGCGGACATCGAGCCAACCGAGAAGAAATCGTCGAATACAAGGCTCTGGCACACAGAAGCGGAGTCATCCGCCGCTACAACGTCAAACGAGTAGGTGCTTTCGGATCCTCAAGTCGCATCGGTCAAGCGGCGCAAGCCATCGGGTCAATCATCACACCCGGAAACGTTTCTCCTTACAGGAGCCCCATCCGTTCAGGTATCGCCCGAGCCCTGACGCCCGGAGGCGGACGAGGAAGGCGGCCCGGACGCTCCAACCGCGCTGCCCGCTGCCCTGAGGGATACCAGTACGGTGGACGGTTCACCGACAACCAGTTGTCGACCTGTGGTGCAAAACTTTTCGACCTTCCCGGACCGTTGGGGCGCGCAATTTCAGCCATCCAGCGTGCGTTCACCAGAACAAACATCACCGTCAACGAACCGCAAGGTCGCGCCATTCGCGGCACCGCCGCAGGGAACGTCCTCGAATCACGGAAACCTCAGATCCCGCGAGTTCAACCGACAACCCTGCGATCCGACAGAGATAAGCAAACCTCCGAAATCATCAAGGCCATGGGTTCGACCAACGAACCAATCTCGCGCCTCATCCGCCGTGACGGCTTCGTCCTAGAACCAGTCGTCTCACCAAAAGTGCTTCGCACCATCCCCGACAACCGAGACATGGAAGACGCCACCTACGTGATGAGGTTGACCAGTGTTGACAACCTTGGCGGCGATGAACTCGGCCTGCTTTCCAACACCGGTGTAACTAACGTCACATATGCGCTTAGCAACGGTTCGTACGTTGAGATCAAGAAAGTGCGGCCGCTTACCGTTGGAGAACGACGCAAACTTGGGCGCACGGTCAATAAGGCGATTGAAACCGATAACAGCAAGGATCCGGCTGCACGGTTGAAGTATCTGGCCGACGAGACCGGTGACGGGATGGAGTATCGAGAGAAACTTCCCAAGGGGAAGAATCTCCAGCAGATGCTTAAGGGTGGCAGGCCGCGCAAGGCGGTTGAGAAAGCGCCCGCTTCGGCTCCAGATGAGCGGCGCAACGTCATGACGGTTGATGCTGCGGCTGCGAAGATTCGCGCCGGAGAACCGCTTTCCAGCATTCCCCCGTCTGTTCTGCAACAGGCTCTCACCAAGGCCAACATTTTCCGTCGTCGCCGCAATGCGTTTGAAAGCACTGGCGGCAAGGGCTACACCCAGAGGGCGTCCAAGAATCCGAACGACCACTTGAACGTGGCGTTGGCCTCCGAAATCCAGCGATATATGGGTCTCGACGCCCCAGATGTCGGCATTTTTGGTGCAGGAGACAACAAGAAAGCACTTGTCGAGTTGCCAGAATCCGTTATCGATGGTTCCACCGTTGACACCGGTTCGTCATTGTCGGATCTGAGCACCAATGACGTCGCAAAAATGCTGGTGTCTGACCTTGTTTCCGACATCACTCAACGTCCAAGAAACAGTGTTGCCATCGTCAAAAAGGGCGACTCCGTCAAGCCAGTTCCTCTGGCCGTCGACAGCGAACTTACAGATTTGTCTGAAATCAAGATTCGTGAACGCACAAAAGCGCAGATTAGAAAGTTCGGATCGGTCTCCGGCGAAGGCCTGTACAGCAAGTATTATAAAGAGTTGAAGGAGGAGCAGCGGCGTCTCATGCAGAAGCAAATCGCAGACCTTCTTCTGCGCGCCCGTCAATTCAATTTCACAAAATACCGGGATCGCCTTTACCGTGACGGCGAATTGTCGCAATCAGAAAAAACCCATCTAAACATTGTGGCTAAGATTATCGAAAACCGAATTGAAGTTCTTGGAAGCCAGCGCGAACAATTGATTAAGGCGCTCGGAGGTAACAAGTGAAGCAGTATGCACTCGTAAAAGATGGCGTGACCGGCAAGACGTTCGGCATTGTCGTCAGGGACGGCATCACCGAAACCTGCTACGGAATCGGCGCCAAAGGTGAGGCGTGGGCCTCCGCCTACAACGAGATGCAAACCAAATCGCTTGAAGACGAATTGCCTTACGGCGTCGAAATTGGCGACTTCCGCGGAATGGCTCACTTTGAGCAGGTTTTGATCGAAGAAATGGCCGACGGAAACAAGGACGTTCGACTCCTTGATCGCGACCGTGTCCACATGGTGAAATCCGAATACGGATATGGGACTTCACTTACCCCATCCGTTTTCGGACGACCACTCAACTCGTTCTCGCCGACCGGAGACATTGAGACGGTTGTTGAGTACAAAGTTCGATACTTCTTGAACTCCTCGGCCAAATCGTCAGTCATGGCAAAAGTTCGCCTTGAGCGCCTCGGAATTGACGCCGCCTCAATGAAGTTCAAGTCGCGCACAAACAACGAGTTCTTGGAAGAAGATCTCGAATACATGGCCCGCGGCAAGGGAAACTTGCGCCGTTCCGTGGTCAGCGTGTTCCGTGCAAAACAGGCAACGCGAGCCAATCACGACGGCTACGACCCCTCGCCGTTCGAGCCGGAAGTTAAAGCACTTGGCCCTCGTCTTGGTGGTGGACTTCGAGCCGCACCGAGGGGCATGTCGTTTGTCGACATCACTGGGCGAGTTGATGGTGACAACGACGGCATCGTGTTTGAGGGTGTTCCCGGCATGGAGCGCCCGATCATCCCGCGTTTCATGGTTCCCAAAAACATGGCGCGCCGGATTTCCGCACTTGTTGACGGGGACTCGATGGAAATCGAGAAGTCTCGCCGTGCCGGTAATTCGTCCGCCCGCATCGACGATGATCGTCTACAGGAATTGTTGGGTGACAATGCCCGGTTCGTCACCCGTCTGAACGGCGAAGGTCTTCGTTCTCGCCGCGGTCAGCGTCGTACGCAAGACCCGGATGCGGCTCAGGCCCGTACTCGCGATCGCAGGGCGCAAGAGTTCTTCGAGATGGACCGCGATCAACGTCGCGAATACCTTGCTCTGTCGCAAGAGGACCGACGTCGAAGCCTTGATGCTGCTGCCCGTGAACGGAGGGCTCAAGCGTTCTTCGCCATGAATCGCGATGAGCGTCGCGCGTTCTTTGCGTTGTCACCGGAAGAGCGTGATGCCGAAATTGATCGTCGTGTTGCTGAGGGCAGGCAGGCTCGACGCGATGCACGCCGTACCGACACTCCAGATGCACCAGACGATGAGGGCATGCGTTCACAGCGTCAATCTCAAAGGACTGACTGGACGGGCGATGGAAAGCCCGTCTATTTGCGGAATGATCCGCAGAGCGAGTTGGTCGCAAAGCGTCGCGATGAGTTTGGGCGCCTCGAAGAAATCTACAGGGACACCGAGACTGGAAAATTCTTTGGACGGCAAACGGGATTTTCTGATTACGACACTGAAGGGGTTTCCATCCGTGATGGCGACAAACGGCAGTTCGACACAGCGGAAGAAGTTCAACGAGTCGCAGAAGCCGACAGTCTTTCGCAGTTCAATGCGAGTAGTGGCATGCGTTCTCGCCGTACGGTTATTCCACGGCGTCAACCGGACGCACGTCTCGACGCAGACATTGACGAAGAGGTGGCTCGACGGCGCGAAGAGTTCCGTCAGTTCCAGATTGCTCGTGGCCTGAAGCCGGATGGTACAGGTGAGTCATCGCGTACCGCCAAGCGTCCTCCGATCTCCCAAGATCCGCACCGGATTCGTCAGCGCGATATTGAAAATGCTCGGTTCCTTGACGATCCAGATAACTACGATTTCGCGCTTTCTGATTATCTTGCGACCAGCCCGATTTATGGGATGCGTAGCCAGCGCGCTCAGGGCATGCGGATCATCAAGAATTGGGATGGGCCGGACCCGACAACC